TGATTTCAACTCTGTTAAAGCGTTGGTTCAGGGCGAAGTGGACACGTTCTTGGGCTTCCAGTTCCATACCATTGGTGACCGCACCGAGGGCGGCTTGGCGAAAGACGGCTCTAACGACCGCACTTGCTTCGCTTTCCACCGTGACGCCATTGGCTATGGTGAAGGCCTCGGTATGCGTACTGAGATTAACTACATTGCCGAGAAGACCAGCTGGTTGGTCAACGAAGTATTCAGCGCCGGCGCAATTGCCATCGACGCTGAAGGTATCGTTGAAATTACCTGCCGCGAATCTTAATCTTTAAAGGAGTAAAGAATCATGGCTTTTTCAACTAGTGGTTTTGTCGCTGTAGCGGCATCTAAACGCGGCAACGCGCCTAGCATCTACGCATACAAGACAACCGACGCAATCGCTGATGTGAACACAGCTGGCTACTTCAATAGCCTGTCTGACACATTGGAAGTCGGCGACTTGATTTATTGCGTGACCAGCACTGGCGGCACCGCCGTCGCCACGTTGACTGTTGTTCGTTCTAACGCCTCGGGCGTTGTGGACGTCGATGACGGTACAACTTTGGCCGCAACCGACTCTGACTAATTTTTAGTCAGATGAATAGGCCAGTCACTGAGTATTCGGGGGCTGGCCTTTCTCGCATTTAAGGTGACTATATGGCAGCAGGTGATACATCAGTCTCAATATGCTCAGACGCCCTGTTACTGCTAGGCGCAAAACCAATTTCATCCTTTAACGAGGGAACAGACGAAGCAAGCGTCTGTGATCGTTTATACCCAGACCTTCGAGATTCTCTGCTGACCATCTACCCGTGGTCTTTTGGCATGAAGAAGGTGCAACTGTCTCGCCTGATCACGGCTCCATCTTCTGTGTGGAAGTATGCGTATCAGCTACCAGGTGACAGATTAAATAGCCCAAGAGCGGTGTACAACAGCGCAACCCCTGGCGCTCCAGTTCAAAAGGACTGGGAGATTCAAGGCGATACGCTGCTGACCAATTTGTTGGAAGTCCACATCGACTACCAATTCCAAACACCTGAGTATGCGATGCCCAAGTATTTTGTGCAGCTGCTCAAGTACACCATGGCCTGGCACTTGGCAATGCCAATCACTGAGCAGTCAGATCGCGCTCAATACTGGCAGCAGGTGGCCATTGGCGCGCCATCAGAGAATGGCCGCGGTGGCTACACACGCACGGCAATGAACATCGATGGCCAGGGACAACCGACCAGAGTGATTGAGGACTTTAGCCTGATCGCCGTTAGGAACTAAATATGCCCCGCTTTGTTGATATCCAGTCTAACTTCAGTACGGGCGAGCTTGACCCTTTAGTCCGCGCGCGTATTGACCTGGCTCAGTACAACAACGCGTTGGCCAAGGCGACCAACATTGTCATCCAGCCGCAGGGCGGCCTGCGTCGCCGGCCTGGCTCAAAGTACATCACCGAGCTGCCAAGCGCTGCTGCGAGCGGTGTGCGGTTGGTGCCATTTGAATTTAACGTTAACGACAGCTATATGCTGTGCTTTACGAACAATCGGATGTACGTCATTAAAGACGGCATTCAGATTACAAATATCAACGGTAGTGGCAACCCATATCTGACAACCACTATTACATCGGCCATGCTGTCCAGCATTGTGTGGACTCAGTCGGCTGACACAATGATTATTGTCCAGGAAGACCTGCAGCCGCAGCTGTTAGTTCGCGGTGCGACAGACAGTTCTTGGACAATCAGCGCAATCTCTTTTGACAGTATTCCTAAATACGCGTTTGACTTGCGGGAGTTTGAGCCAAAAGCCACCCTGACGCCAAGCGCAGTGAGTGGCAACATAACCGTTACTGTGTCTGCCTACACCAGCGACACAGGCTCATTGCAAGCGGCCACGACTACAAGCGTTACATTGAAAGCCGCAGCAAGCGCTACCGATGACATTTTTGTTGGCCTGTGTGTCCACATGACAAGTGGAGCCCAGTCTGGGAAAGCTCGCAAGATTACCGCTTACAACGGCACCACCAAAGTGGCCACTGTGTTCCCGGCGTGGGAGACGGCTCCTTTGGCAACAGACAACTACAAGGTTGTCCCGTTTGCTGCCGAGTCTGTAAACCAGTACATCAACGCAGTGCCACAGGGCCGCGCCCGCATCCTGGAATACGTTAGCGACACAGAGGTCCGAGCAATTACTGAGTATCCATTTTTTGATACCACAGCGCGCACCACTGGCAACTGGTCGCTTGAATGCTTTTACGAGGATGTGTGGAGCGCTGCTAAAGGTTGGCCACGCACGGTTACTTTCCATGAGGGCCGTCTATATTTCGGTGGCTCTAAGTCGCGCCCGTCTACTATCTGGGGTTCCAAGATTGGAATCTTCTATGACTTTGTTCCGACCGAGTCTTTGGACGACGACGCCATCGAGGCCACGCTCGATACCAGCTCGCTGAACATTGTGGTGGACATGATCTCTGGCCGCGACTTGCAGGTGTTTACCACTGGCGGTGAGTTCTATGTGCCGCAGACAAGCACAGACCCAATCACGCCGTTGACGTTGAGCTTCAAGGCTGTATCGAGAAACGGCACAAAACCAGGCTCGCGCGTGCAATCGCTTGAGTCTGGCACTGTTTACATTCAACGCCTGGGCAAGTCTGTAAACGAGTTCTTGTTCTCTGACACGCAGCTGACATACGTCACGCAGCGCATCTCATTGCTGTCTGGCCACCTGCTAAAGTCTCCGACCAGGATGACGCTACGCCGTGCAAACAGCACCGATGAAGGCGACTTGCTGATGATGGCCAACGAGACAGATGGCTCGCTTGCTGTGTTCTCTGTCATGCGCAGCCAGCAGATCACAGCCCCGTCTGAGTTCATTACAGACGGCAGCTACATCGATGTTCAAGTTGACGTCAGCGATATTTACACAGTGGTCAAGCGTACCTTTGATGGCACCGACCGTTACTTTGTTGAGCTGTTTGGATTTGATTACTTTACCGATTGCGCTTTTGTTGGCGCAGCTGCAGCAAGCCTGACAGGCTTACCCCATGAGGGTGAAAGCATCAACGTGATTACCGACGGTGTGCCACAAGCAAACGAGACGGTGACCAGTGGTGCGATTACGTTTGATCGAGCCAGCACAGCCAGCTACGAGGTTGGTTTGCCGTTTACGGTTTACGCCAAAACAATGCCCATTGAGCTTAAAATTCAAACAGGCACTCGCATGGGTTTTAAGAAGCGCGTGGTTGAAATTAACGCTATTGTGCATAACACACAACATATGGAGCTGAACGGCAACCCGTTGCCATTCCGCGTCTTTGACAATCCACTGCTTGATGAAGCGGTGCCTGTATTTACTGGTATCAAGCGAGTTAATGGCGTGCTTGGATACAGCAGAGAACAGGCGGTCGAGATCAGCCAAAGCGTGCCGCTAAAAATGACGCTGCTTGGCCTTGAGTACAAGGTCGCGGTCACCGGGGGAACATGATGGCAGACATAAGTGGTTCAGATGTATTAGGATTTGCCGGCGATATATTTGGCGGCATCCAAAGTGGAGTTGGGGCTGCTGCCCCATATGCCAATTTATTCTTGGCGCAAGCGCAAGCATCTGCCAGGCAAGCGGGCGCCTATTACCAGCAGGGCTTGTACGAGGTCCAGGCAATCGATACGCTGCGCTTGGCGCAGATACGAACAGACCAGGATCAAAAGTATGCATCGATCCAGGCTGGCCGCAAGCTGCAGCAAGCAGAGATGCAGGCCCGCAACTATCAGATGGCTGGCAATACATTGCTGCGCAACATGGAGGCGACCAACGCAGCTGTGCGCGCAAGAGCTGCGGCCAACGGTATTGCATACGGCGAGGGTTCTGCTGCCGCGGTGCAGCGCGCTAACGTGCAGGCAACCTACCGTGATGTAGGCATTACTGACCTCAACGCGTTGACCGCTCGCATCTTAGGATTTGAAGACGCAGGCGCGATGATTCTTGCAGCCAAAGAGCAGGCCGATCTAACTATGTCAGCGGCTGAAGCGCAGGCCAAACAGTTGCGATTGGCTGGCGATTTTGCTGTGCGCTCTGGTGGGTTGCTGGCAGATGTTGCGCTGGTCGAGGGTACGCTGGACTTCGCTAAGACCGTGGTCAACCCATTTAAAACGTAAAGGCAAACAATGGCGACCCTACCTCTTATCCAATCAGGCCGCGTTGAAAACGTAAACATTCCTGGAGCTGTGCTGCCGACGGTGAACGCGCCGCAAGTAGAGTACACCGGCCTGAAGGCCGGCGCGCAATACGCCGATACGGTAAGTCAAACCTTGGACCGTTTGAGCCGAAACCTGTTTGGCATTGCAAGCGAAGCGGCCAAGCAGGCCGGTATGCAATACGTCGCTGATAACCCCATCACTGATGAGCAGTTACAAGCGGCCAAAGATGGCGACGTTACTGCATTGCAGCTGGGCGGCCCGATGAACATCTTTGACCAGGCGATCCGCAAGGCGCGTGCGTTTGAAGTGTCCAGCACATTTGAGGCAGAGGCGCGCAACGAGCTGACAACAATGTTGACCAAAGTTGAAGCCGGCGAGATGAAGGTTGACGCTGTGCAAACCAACATCAACTCAATGATGGCCGGATACAGCAAGAGCATCTCTCAAATTGATCCAGAAGCATCGCTGAAGTTTCGCGCCACAATTGCGACTGTGGGCAACACGGTCCTGGCCAAAGCCACGGAGCTGCAGCTCAAGCGCGAGAAAGACCAACGCCTGATTAAGTTCGACCAGGACTTTGACAACAGCGTGCGTTTATTGGAAGCGTCTGTGTCTCAAGGGTTTTGGGTCGATCCAAAAAC